GTAGTAATCCATTTCCCCCTTGAGTATTTTAAGGCCATCGAATGGATCAGGATCCCATCCAAGTTCTTCAACTGTTTCTTGATCCATCTTACCATTATAGTATAGCCACTTCTGTTTCAGTAAAGTCTTTTGAGAAAATTCAGCACGTTTCAACTGTAGTTTAACAGTTGAAAGTAATTCTAAATATTTTGCGTGAAGAATAGGTGCTTGACGTGATGATTCATCAAGTTTCATTTCATCAATCATACAGTCTTCTTTCCACATGTCGTGGATGCTTTTCAAATCAATCATTATATACTCCAATAATAAAAATATTTATAGCGCTTGTCTATTCACAGTAATCGATGGCGATCCGTCTACATTTGTTGTATAGCTTGCACCTGACATCTCAAAGTAAGAAAATCTAAATGATGCACCAAAAGAAATAAATGATTCACCGCCGGTTGTAGATTCAAATTGTATATCGGTAAGTGATACCGGAATACTGTCTATATATCGGATTGTTTTAGTTGTGTTATTATGACTCGATAGAATAGATAATGTAATATCTGCCATAGCTGGCGGTTGTGATGCTGTTCTTTGAGTAGGTGCTACATGATCAATATCTAAATTTCTTCTCATCCAAGAATACATTTCATCATAAGCTTTCATATCCTCATCAAGTATAATATTGGCTTGCATTTCATTAAATGTTAACTTATCACCTATAAATGGAACACCCGTTATTCTTTGATAAGGAACTTCAACCGAATTCATAATCATACCTGGATGGGTAAACGCTTGGCAGAAAAATTCCAAGTTAGGATAGTTTTTTCTGTCAATACTTAATTTAAATGAGGTAGGTTGTAAGTAATTAAAATTTTCTGTTAGGTTTGCCATATCACTATTTATACAAATTTAAAGATAAAAAAAGGGGCCGGCGAACCGGCCCCAGTTTAGTTTTGTCACTTTTATAACCTTATATTTTATGCGCCAAGAATATTGTCGACGCGGAAGATACGGTAGTATTGGTTGTTCTTAACAGTACCAAGACCGTTGTTCGAGATTGCGCCAGGTACGTATGGGTTTGCAGCCATACCATAGCGAGTCTTAAAGCCAATCTTCGGCTGGAAAGTATCCTCACCAACTGCACGTACCATTGTTAACGGAACGTACGGGCAGTAGAATACACCAGCGTCATACGGGTTAGTACCCTTATAACCTACGTTGATGTAGTCGGTGTTTGCATACGGGTCAATGTAGACGCGCATACGACCGTTCAGAACACCAGCGAAAGTGTTGCCTGTGTCATCGACGTTCAAGCTTGTGTTCATTGCCGGAGCATAGTCGAGCATACCAGAAGCAGAAAGTGCAGAAGCTACGTCAGAGGAGCAGATCATGAAGTTACCTTTACCTCTACGTGTTTCTTTAGCAATTACGTTGGCTTCTCTTTCGATCTGAAGAATCAGACCCTTGAACTTTTCAACAGACCAACGGCCATCGGCGTCAGTTTGTACGTCGAATACACCATTGATAGCAGTGTTAGTTTGAAGTGCGCCAGTCTTAGCTTGCGAGTTAAGAGTACGTACAACTTCACGGTTAATTTCAGCCAGGATCTCAGTTGAGAGAATGTTAGCCAGCTCTGTCTCGGCGTCAAGACCGTGGATTGCTTTCAGGTCTTGTGCGAGTTCTAAGCTGTATTCTGCCTTCAGAGCACGTGACTTAGCAGTAACAGTCTGCTTTTCAATGGTGAAGCCCATCTCTTGGAAAGCAGTATGTCCGCTAGAACCAAGAGATTCAGCGTTTGCTGTTGACATACCACCAGCAAAGATGTCGGTAAGACGCTCAGAGTCGATCGAAGAATCGCCAGCGACGTTACCTGCGCCAGCTGAATCTGCAGTAGCGAAACCGGATGCATCATCCGAATCGTGAGTGCCTCCCGAATCACCAGAGAACTGAGTCTCTGCTTCGTTGAACAGTGCTTCACGATTAGAGGTGTTACCACCGCCGTAGCGTGACTTCATTGCGAAGATCAGGCCAGTCGGACCGGACATAGGCTGAACACCGCAAATGTCATATGCCATCAGGTTCGGCATTGCACGACGAACAAGAGCGATCAGGATCGGGTTCCAGTTGTCAGCAGCACCGCCACCAGAAGTGGTACCATCAGCTGCTGAGTTAGCAGGAGCAACTTCCATAAGGCCTTGCTCACGAAGAGCATTTTCTTGGTTTTCAAGAATAGCAGCAGTAACTGCTTTTCTGTGATGGTCTTTAATAGCGCCCGCAGACTCTTCATTCAGAACTGGGGCCCATTTCTCGACCAGATTGTCGTAAGAAATTACGTTATGCATCGATTGAATCTCCTATTATTTTTTCGATGTTTTATTAAGGGCTGATAAGTACTGAGCCATTGATCCAGAAATTTCGACAGTATCGTCTTCGTCATCTGATTCAAAGTCTGCAGACTCAGTTACGGTCTTAGTAGTTTTTGTGAAATATGATTCTTTAACAGTTGCAACCTTTTGAGCAAAAGTTTCTTCGTTATCGAAATCGATATCGCTTACTAAAGACTTAAGTTTTTCGACCTGGGTGTCAGCTAAATCACGGGATGCTTCTTGAATAATAGCTTCGCGCTTATAAGCTTCTAACTCTTCGGCCATTTGGATAGCACTTGCTGTTGTGCTGTTCAGGCTTTCTTCAAGCTCTGCTACTTGATCAGCAAGATCATCTACTAGGTCTACTTTGGACTCAGGTACTTCAATGTAAGACTCTGTGAACAGATCCTTTAGGTTGTTCATAAAGCTTTCTGCAATTTCAGTACGTAAGCCGGTTTGAACGGCGAGTTTATTCTCTTCCATCCAGTTTTCAACTACGTAGTTAAGATAGCTATCTACTTTCTCTACGAGATCCTCTTTGGTAGAAGTAATTTCTGCCTCGAGTTCCTCATTGTACTTTTCTTCAAGACGATCAATTTCTTCAGCAAGCTTAGACTTAATTGCTGCTTCAAAAATAATTGCAGTCTTCTCTTTAAACTCCTCGGAAAGAGTTGCTTCATTTTCCATGATAGCATTGAGATCTTCAGAGAAATCTGCTTCGTACTGAATTTCCTGTACTTCTGTTACTTCGGAACCTTCTTCGTCAACTGACTCAGCCATCATTTTGTTCAAAAGGCCTTTCAGCTGTTCGGTGTTCATGTTGTTCATTTTCGAGAAAGCAGCATTAATCATGCCAGCTTTAGTTCCGGGTAACTTTTGCATAGGCTCAGACGTACCTTTATCGCCTTTGCGTTTCTTTGCTGTGCTAGTTGCTTCACCTGCTTTATCAACAGATGCTACAGACTGAGCTTCAGCATTCTTCGGATCGTGACCTTGTGCTTCCATGATTTCATTCTCGTCATCATGAAGTTCAACGTCCTGATCTTCTACTTGATTTTCATCAGTCATCATTGACTCCTTTTACGATTTTGTTTTAAGTAACGAGAGGAAATTCTTGAACTCACGAACCTGTGTCTCATAGAGATTAGCACGAGGAGCTTTCTTAATTTCAGTCTCCATTTTTTCAATTGCCCGTTGTTCGATAATGCCGTTATTCCAAACCCATTCAACACCTTCCATAACTCCATTAACAAAAGCGCTAGGTGCGGATGGATCTTGCACGATATCAACCGCGTTAAGAATAAAATCGTCTTTGACGATCATTGCGTCATTACCTCGTTGCAGGCTTCCCATACCACGAGTCGAAACACCTAGTTTGACACCGCCATCGAGTAAGCCTTTAACGACCTCACCCATAGGAGTATTCAAAATAGTTGCTTTGCCCATAACATTGTTACCTGACCAATCCAGGTTTTCAATCTTATGAGAAACTTTATCTAAATTAACGGTAGGTCCTTCAGGATGATTTAATTCACCAACCGCACGGCCTGGTACAACTTGCGTTGTATTATATGCATCAACTGCCTTTTCCATGACCGCACGTGGATATATTCTACCGTTACGATTTTTCTGTTCGGCTGACATAAACACACCTTCAATGGCATAATTCTTTTTACCGTTTTTATCCTCGGTAATAAATTCTAAATCATTTTCGGTATATTCAGATATCAGCTTCATTTTTTATATGCCTTTATAAATTCTTTGGCAGCTTTTTCTGCCTCTTGTTTAGAACGATATGAATCTAAACGATCCCCATCTACGTAAGTAACAAAACCATTCCGTTCTTTGTAAACTTGTATCTGGATTCTACCCTGTTTTTTATTAACCAATAATTGGCCTTCAGGTTTTCTTCCAGTAAGTTCTCTTAAATCGTTAAATGTTTTCATTTCTCTTACTAACTATTATTTATAATATTATTGTTTTCTACTTATTTAAAAATTATTCTTCGTCTTCCGTTTCCTCAGACTTATCATCTGCCTCATCGTCAGCTTCGTATCCGACCTCTTCAGGATCTTGATCTTCGGAAGACCCATCAGATACTTCTTCGTCGTCTCCGTCCAGGTCCAGTTCGAGTTGTTCATCTTCATTCTCGTCTCCTTCCCCATCTTCAACCCCATTATAAATCTGATCTGCCAATCTAATTTTTTCTTGATCTAATACATCATTCAGTTTAAGAGTCATAATATCTGCGAAATTTCCATTCGCACTTGTATAATTTTGGTCAATCGTATTTTGAATAAGATCTTGGATTGGATTGGCTTCTGCTACTTCACTCATAATTTATTCTCCTTGAGCAACTGGTTTTAATTCAAATCTTTGAGCAGCTGGCTGCTGTTCTTGTTCTTGTTCTTCTGGCTCTTCTTCTTCTGTTTCGCCAGTAATTTCTTTATTAATTTGTTCAATATCCTCATCAGTAAAATGAAGAACATTTTTTTGAATCCATTCTTTCGAGAAATATTCACCTACATAATTACTAATTGAATCTAATGTCTGTAGCTTTTCTCTTAATAGTTCCGCATCTTTTAATTCTGTAAAGTGGTTATCACGAACATAGTCTACAACAATATCATTCTTCATTGTATCCCAATCTTCTTGGGTAATAATACCTTTGAGGATAAGTTGTTTACGAAGAATATCGTAGAATAGATGTGCAAACCTGCGACGTAGTCTATCAATAAACTTTTGGAATTTTAATTCGTCACGCGATATCTCTGTTGACCGACCAAGACTAAATTGTGCTTCTTGTTCAAGACGATTAATTGGTACATTGAGTGAACGATACATTCTCTTTTGGAAATAGAGAATATCATCAATCTCGCCAAGATTCTGACCACCTGGTAATGAACTAATTTCGGTACCACGACCACCTTCACGTCTTGGTAACCAGAAGTCTTCAATCATTGATTGGTGTTTACGATCATCTCTAATCTCACCAGTCTTTGCATCATATACTAGCTTGTTGCGGTAACGAGCCATAATATCTTTCATATATTGTTCAGCTTTACCACGTGGCATATTACCAACATCAATATAGAACATACGACGTTCTGGTGCTCTTGCCAACCTGTAAATAACCAAAGAATCTTCCATCATTCTTAATTGGTTAATTGGCTTGAGAGCCTTATGTAAATATGAAACGACCCTTTTTCTATTTTCATCGAGAAGACCGGATGTACAATAGCTAACAGAATCGATTGTTAGCTTTACACCAGCATTGTGTTGTGATCCAGGCTTTTCTTGATAGATATAATATTCGTCTACTTTTTCAATTAATTGTACACCAGTTTCTGGATCTTTTTTCTTTTTAACTTGTTTGACCTTCCGCATCTTTGCAGAATCAATTGGTCTTATTTCTTGAATTCCGGCTTTAAGATTAGATTCATTTACAACCAAGTGGTGATATAATCTTCCATCAACATACCATCTACGGAAGATATCATGACCAAGTTCTTTGAAATCCATCATACTTACAATGTTGTCAAATTCTTCTTTAATTGTTTTCTTAATCTTATCGGACTGGTCTAAATTGTCCATATTGATATCGATAGGCTGTTCTAATTCACTTCCGGAAATAGATTCATTTACAATATCTTCAATTGCAGCATCAACTTCAGGATGCATTGAAACGCCTCGATATTTCATAATCATATTATAGTTATCTTTAGCATCATCGCCATCAATATTAATATACTGTCCGTAATGTGTTCCTGCAGCAGTTACGTATCCTGCGCCGTCATCATCACGTGATGGCACGATCGAGGGCTTTTTCTTTGGATCATCTATTTCGGATGCGGCCCTTTTAATTTCAAAACCAAATAATTTAATACTTCTATCTGCCATTTAAAAATCCCTTTATAAGAAGGAGGACCGTTAAGTCCTCCCTATATTTATTTAAGCGGTAGTCACTGGATTAAGCGAATCAAAATACTGATATTGGAAGGTTACTTGGAATCTTTCAATCTCATCAGTAGATGCGTAACTTAAATCTATCGGTGATAAATCAGTTGGGAATGCACCTCTAAAGATATATTCCTTAATTGATTCACCAGCTCTGTCCAGTTGTTCTACTCTTAAGTCTGCTTCATACAAGACGGGAGAAGCTAATCCGGTGTTAGCCGAATGAGCGTTCATACCATTCATCCATCTTTCCGTTGCATTGCGAATCGCAAAGTCTGTGTCGTTGATAATGGTAACAGTCCACACATCAAATGTACGGTCTCCTGCCATTTTCAACTGACGTCCACGGAAAGGAACTACGATAGTTCCCATTGTGGAACCAGGAAGCTGTGCGGTTTCGCAAAGGAAAGATGTCAGTTCAGCATCTCCATTTGCATATCCTGGGAAGTTAATCGTCGCCTTGAATAGATTAGGGCGAGCACCTCCACCTCTCAACTTAGACTTAAAGTCATCAACTCCTAAAACTGCCATTTCTTATCTCCTTACACTGTGCCTACGACTTCTTCGAAGTCAACACCAGTTCTCACAGCCACAAAATTCAGAGTGACATAGTTGATAGAACGAGCCGGTTTGATAAAGATACTTGCAATAAACTCGTTGCGATCGATGACTTCTGCAGTGTTATTTGTTTCATCACAAACAACCCTAAAGTCAGTAAGACCACGACGACCCTTTACTTCTCTCAGTACAGGCTCAACGATATTAACGAACTCTGCTCTCGTAAATTCATCATTGAATTCAAAGAGGACAGATTCTGCTGCTCTTGCGATTGCTCTTTCCAGAACTAAAAGAAGCCTTCTTACATTGATCCTATCGATTGTAGAAGGTCTGTTCAGTCCAGTTTTATCACCGAAGAGAATCACGCCTTGTCCTGGGATATTAGCAATCGGATTGACACTAGCCTTATAGAGAGTATCTCTTTGAGCCTTAGTCGGAGTATAATCGATCGCAGTGATTCCAAGATATTGACCTCTTCTAGCACCAGCAGGTGAGAACCATGGAGCTCTTTCCCTATCTGTTGCTGCCATAATACCAGCAGTAGAAGATGCCGCCGGCACTTGTACATACACGTCGTTATACTTATCATAGACTTTCAGATAGTTACCATCCATAACGAGATAAGAGGAGTTAGTGAATGTATCTGCAGTTGCAGTGATATTAGAAGTAATAGTAGCAGCATTAGTGAGATTAACAACATCGTCTCTCGCCGGAGAAGTCACTGCTACACAATCCTTACGAACTGTACCAGCTGTTGAAATCAGATCATTAACTACAGTTGTTTGATCTGTTGTTGTTGCCATACCAGGAGCGATTAAGAAATCAACTTCTACTTGATCTTTGTCTTCAAAAAGATCAAATCCAGTTGCATATTCTGAAGCACCTAATGTGCCAGAGTTAACCCCAGAATCAAAATCATAATTTGTTATGGTAGTCGTCGATGAATCTAGGAATGTTTTCGCCACGCCAGGAGTCAGTGCTGTACCAGCATTAACAAGAGTGTAATCCGAATCAAAGTTCAACATGTGAATATATTCGGATCTCTCATTGATAACGTCTTTTACATAGTTAGTTGAACCATCAGTATTTTTTGCATCTGAAGCTACAGAAACAAACGGATAAGTTTCAAGAACTGTTCCAGCTGTACCAGTTAAAGTTCCTTTAAGGTCTACAACTGCTACGTGTACTTCGTCTTTTGTACCATTTCTGTTAGATGCATATGTTGATGTACCAGGAGCTGCATCAAATGATGATTTGTAAGTCCAACCATTAAATGCGGAATCCGCCGAGATCATCGATGATGGACAGATAGATACACGTAAACTATTTCCAAGATCACCTGGGAAACGTGCTACGAATGTATGAAGATCTGAATCTAAACTGGATTGGGTTGCATCAAAGCTAGATTTATTCTTAACTAATGGTTGACTGATAGACTGAAGACCAAGAGCGGTTAATTCACTGTTAATACCATCAGTACTGTCATCGGTGTAATTCGTTGGAATCGTACCAGGAGTAAAGTCATATACTGTGACAGTTCCTGCTATTCCAACGTGAGGGCCCTCACTGGAATCGCGGATATCGCCGGCAGAATCGCCAACACCATCCCAAAGTACTCTACGAGTTGAAGTTGTTTGCGCTCGAGCATTTTTAGCAGCGCTATCAACTGCTCTTACGACTTGAAGTGAATTAGAATAGCGCAAGAATTGAGTTGCGCCGACGAAATCGATATTTCTATTGTTAAGTGTGTCCGGGGATGCAAACGTTTCAGCAAGACCTGCTTCATTCGAAACCAAAGTCCTCTGTTCGACTGGTCCCCATCTAAAATTTCCTACATATGCGCCTGTAGTTGACTGGACATTAGGCACACCGCCAGTCAGGTCTACTTCTTTGACGACAACCGCAGGAGATTCGGACGGTGTAAATAGTGCCATACTTTTTTCCTTTTCGGTTACTAATTATATGTTCTCATAATACGGTTATCTTCAATTTCATATTATTTATAATATTTAGAAATTTGGGTCGTATTCTACTTGCCAATAAAACTTACCTTCGTTTTCTAATCTTTCAATTTCATCGCTTGCATCATCGATAAACCCAAAAGGAACAATATCATCTTCTATTTCTTTCATTTGCTTTTTGAAAATCATATCTTTTAAATTAATATCAGTCATATCGCCAAAGTATTGAGATGAACTAAAGTAACCAAACATAACTAAATTCATCATTAAATCATCATGGTTACCAATCGATGCTTCATACGATTGGCCTTTTGCAATGAATGTAGATATTTCTAAGATAGTATTTTCATCAATAACCTCGAGTTTATTATTTTCTAATATATCTTTAATTGCAGAACAACCAAGTCTTTTGGTTTTACGTGTCATCTCAACACCAACAGCATTTGCCTTGATTGCTGATTCTACATGCACATTTTCGTATTCTAAATCTTGGTAAAGACCATTACAAACCAATGAACCTTGGTCATTCGATTCAATTACAACATAAGCATTGTTATAAGACTTTGCATACTTATAAATAATATTTGGGAAGAGCAAAGGAGAGATAGTGTTATTGCGATATACAGCAACCTGTGCAAACGGGCGAACGCTAATATCGATCAAGTTAAATGTAGAATAATCCTGACCTCTTCCCTTGCTTACATCGACAGTCATAATATAGTCATGATCTTTTTCAGGCTGCTTATAGATAAGTAGATCACCACCCTCCATATATTTTTTTGGTGGCTTTGCTCTTAGACCCATTAATGTTTCTGCATTAATGAGTGTATCACCAGTACCAAAAAACGTATTACCAAATTCCTGGTCAAACTGTAGTTGTGATGTATTTGCTACAGTTTGTTCTTTCCATTCTTTATCTCTTCCTGGTACATCCCACCAGTCAACACGAAATGGTTTAAATTCGTTTACTCCTTGTGTCGCGCCTTCCCAGATTTTATAAAACGTATTTCCGATTCCATTTGCCGTAGATGTAACGATGATCTTGGTGTCTTTACCGGAAGATACAACTGGATAAGTAGAAGTATAGAACTCAGCAGCACGCTCAACAAAAGCAAACTCATCCAGGTAGAGTAGGTTGACAGAAAGGCCACGAATAGAACTGCCAGATGTAGCAGCAGCGATAATACGAGAGTTGTTGGAAAACTCAAGTGATCCTTTGTTAAGGGCTTTTGTACCCGGTTGCAGAAAGAATGGAATATTCTCAAGCATGAGTGTAACCCTTGAGAGCATTTCCCTTGCAGTTGCTCCTTTGTTTGCAAGAACTGCAACTGTTTTTTCTGAATGGAAAAGCGCAAACCAGAGAAGGTATGCACATGCCGAAATCGATTTACCAGACTGTCGACAAGCAAGTACAACGTTGAAACGATGTTCTTGAAACTGCTTAAACATTTTTCTTTGATAAGGATATAGATCGAAAGGGACCAATCCTTGATCAAGCGATATAACTTTACAATATTTTTCGGCAAAGTAAACTGGATCATTCATACACCTCGCATATTCTTGTACGGAATCCTGTGTCCACTCCTGTAAAACACCATCACGTTTTACATTTGGATTCCCTAAATAGTTTTCATTCTGACTTGGGAGTGACATCAATTATATCTTTCTCATCTTGTAATAATCTCTGCAAATCAGCAGTCGATCCAAGAAATACATTATTCGTCGTATTTCCTGCAATCTGTTTCACTTCTTCTTGATTGATATCTTTGTTCTTTTTATTGAGATCCATTAACTTATCGTTTACATCAGATAAGTTCTTAATCATTCCAGCTAATACTTCGTACGCCCGCGGGTGCTCGGACGAACGGGCAACCTCAATCATATCCTCAAGGGAAGCACGACCTTTTTCTAATAGATCGTAATAGGTTTCTCTAGAATATTCATAATCTGATTTAATATTTTTTTCATCAACTGTCATGAGCTATCGCTTAATAATGTTATAGTATTTGTAAATCCAAAGTCACTGTCTGCTAATCCAATAGTTGATACTGGATCTGGTATTGTATCGATTCTTTCAATTGCAACATCCGAATCCCCACCTGCGCCACCTACCATATCAAAGATTGTAGTCTTAGCTTGACGAATAATGTCTCCAGTATTTATTGCGCCATAGAAACTAACTTTCATTTCAAAGTCAAGAGTATAAATGATGGTACGTCTTTGTTCCATTGCACCTTCAAAGTCATCAGCAAAACTTAATCCTTGTATAATAATTGGGATATCTTCTTTAAATGTAGCGTATTCCTCACTAAAAGGTTTAATCGTAAGAGTATACTGTGGATTAAATGTAGGAAGTA